TCGTCGCGCGGCAGTGACACGTCCATGCCTTCGAGATACATCTTCATCTTAAACCAGATCTCCGCGCGCAAGTTCAAATACGTGTCCTTCGCCATGGCGCGCTCCGACACGTTCCAACCACGCGCCGGCAGGCCAAGCTCGCGCAAGCGGTCGAGCACTCCAGCGCCAAAGCCATTACTATCCACGATGATCTCCGCCGGCCGCTTACTCGGCGGCATGGCATCATACTCCGCCTTCACGGCGCCCGTAAGCTGCATCAGGTCCAAGTTGCGCCACACAGTCAGCGGATGTATCACCGGCCCCTGACGCTTGCATAAAACGCTGGCATCGCCGCCCTGACGCGCGACGTCCAAGCCCCATATGGCAATCGTGTCCTCATGCACCTTGATGTCGTTGGCCATGGCATGCTCAATAAGCGAAACAGGTATCACCGTGTCCTCTTCTGACGGGGGGAAGTTGCCCAAGACGCGCACATGATAGGCGGGGCTGTCTTCCCCGTACCGACGCCTCATATCCTCTACGAAATCCTCGCTCACACGCGGGCTATCCACGCAAGACACATGCATCGTGTACCAGTCGTCACGTAGGCGATTGTGCGTGTCGTAAAAGAAACCCGTATTCCGCGTGGGGTTGCCGGTCAGGATCGTCGTCGCAGAGTGGCCAGACATACTGCCAGACGCGGCCTCGAAGACGCTGGAGGGGATACCGCTGGCCTCGTCGGCAATCAAAAGCACCGAAGGCGAGTGAACCCCAGCGAGCGCCTCCGGCTGCTCCGCGCGCGACGTGCGGCACGATATAAACGTGCTCTCTGGGTGGCTCTTCAACTCAATCCGATCAGACTTGAGCTCCAGCAAATTGTCAAAGGGCGGCTTCAGCCGCTTGGCGACATTTTTCATCTCAGCGAAGCAGGCGTCGAAAAGCTGGGACGACGTGGGGGCGGTCACAACGGTCTTGCTCGGCACGCGCATCAGAACGTGCCATACAGCCGCCAAAGCGACCGCCGTGGACTTCCCGACGCCGTGGCCAGAACGCACGCTGACACGCCGTATCGCGGGGGCTGCGACGGCGTCGAGGAGCTCAACTTGCCACTCGTCCGGCTCAATGCCGGCTACCTCGCGGGCGAAGGCAACGGGGTCGTCGCGGTAGCGCGCCATTAACTTGATAAACGGGTTTTCTTGGGGCTGGGTCATGTTAACACCTGTTTACGGAAAAAGGGGGCGGGGAGGCGTGGGGAGGTCCTTTGCATTTGCACCGGTCCGCGCTGAGCAAAGGGGGGGGTCAAAAACGCGCTTTTTCTGCGCCGCAGCACAAAAATCGGCCAAAATTAACATAATACCGCGCAAAAGGCCGATAATACGTATTATGTTAAGTGCAGATCGTTTAAAATCAATCACTTAGCAGATCCACCTCGTTGCTGCGCCTGCACTCTCGCCTTAAACGTGCATTTTGCGTTGACTTTTGCTGCATCTGCGAGCACGCGCGCGCCCGCGTGCGTGAGTGCGTTCCGATGCGTATTTTCGCGCTCAATCGTCATCCTCGAACACTTCGCCCTCTATCACGTCGCCAAGCAACTGCGCAGCCTGCGCATGCAAGTCGTTCACGCTGATGTTGATTGCCACGTCACGCTGTCTCGTATCGTACTGCGCGTTCAGCTTGCTCGCCATCCACTTGTCCGTGTCCACTTGCAAGCGCGCCACGTTGACGTTGTCACGTTCAGCAAGCTGCGCCGTCTCCAGCGCACGCTCAGCGTAAAAGTGGCCAGCCTCAAGTTGCGCAGCCTGATAGCCTCCACGCCGCCCGTCGCTTGCGTCAAGCCACTTCGCCCACAACTTATGACCTATGTTGAAGTCACGCTTGATTGATGCCAGCGACACGCCGCTTGCGATGCGCTCGAAGATCTCGTCCTCTCCGAGCTTTTCCAGCGCCATAATCTTTGCCTTGCCGACCTCACCCACCACTGACCATCTCCCCCGCCAGCGCAGCGTACCCGCACATGTCGATCCAGTTATCCATCTTCTGCGGTGACGCGCGTGACCTGCTTACCTTCAGCAACACCATCATCGCACAGACGTCCGCCTCGCTCACAGGCTGACCGAGGTAAGTTGACCACATGCTCGCAATCCTTCCAAAGCTCTCCTTCGCCTCGCCGTAGTCGTTGTTGCGATCATGCGTCGTGATGTCTGCCGCCTTCTCAAGTAACTCTGTCCTGTACATCCTTCTCTCCTTCACCATGGTATCTCGTCATTGATGTCACGGCTATGCTCTTCGCCGTTGCGAATTATACTCTTCACATGCGCTTTCGGGAAGGCACTGAATGCCTCGTCCAGAAACCGCGCGCTGAAGTCAGCGCAGAGCACCCTTGCCGCGTCGCTGAAGCTGTACACGATCCACTCTGGATACTTTTGCCGCAGCGACGCCCAGCCGTCGAGTGCGATGCACACGATGCGCCCGTCGTCCATCTCCATGCAGTATGCATCCTCATGCAGCGGATGATGCCCCGCGTCCAACGCAGCCTTCTCCAGCACGTCCCACGCTCTCAGAAGCTGCGTTGCGATGTCATGCGTCCGCTTCACGTCGTTTGCGTCCACCGCCTCACCCAGCGCCTCGTATGCCGCCTCAAAGCGGCCAGCGAGATCCGGAGCCACAAGTGACTGCAACCTATCGCCCCACTTACTCGTCTTCTCCCGCGCCTTCTCGTCGAGCGGTTTAAGCTGACCCCAGACTGCCGCCTTAATGACCTGCGCCTGATCGTCCACCCGCCCCATTGCGTCCCGCCCCCTCTGCTTTGCTTGCGTCGCGGTAACCCTTTTCTTTCTGATAGCCATGGTAATGATCCTCCTCCTTCCACAGTTCGTTTCCACCTAGTCCACAGTTACCACCACAGTTGCATATATATATGCAACAACTGTGGTGGAACTGAAAGTGGCCTCTTTTACCACAGTTCCGCAGTCTTCCACAGTTGAACTGTGGTAACTGTGGAACGTCCCACTCAGTGCTCCATCTCATCCTTGGCCCACTTTATTTGCTCTAGCATGGCATCACCCAGCAACGCCGCCTGCATGACGATGTCCTTGCACATCTCCAGAGTGAGCTCCGCCTGCTTCCGTCCGTACTGGTCAAAGTTTGACGGCAAATGCGCCTGCGCCCACATGATGCGCGCCATCCCATCCTCCTCGTCCCACACGATCTTGCCGATCAGAGGCGCGTTTTGAAGGCGCTCCATGTCTGGCCACTCTTCGACGTCAATGTCCACCGCCATCACTTGAGCTCCTTAAATGTAGATATGTTCCAATACGCCACTGGCTCCATGTCCTGTGGGTCGTTGCGGTTATTATGCCCGCCCCAATCCCACCTGACGCTTACGTTTTCCTCCGGCGGTATCCTACATATTCCCTTGGCGTCGTTCCACTGCACGACGAAGAAACACGGCAAACCGGTCGCCGCCGTTAAGTTATGCGCCGACTGTATTTTATGCATCCCCAGCATCATCGTGTCGTAGTGGTACATATTGACCTTTCGCCGCCGCATTTCGAAGAAGCCCACGCCCCTGCCGCCTCTCGTAGCAAAGTAGTCGAGGTGCAGCTTGATCGGCATTTTATACATCAGCAAGTCGTGACGCTCCGCCAGATAATCCGCCAGCGCCTGTTCGTTTTTACGGTCCTCTTCGCTTTCGTATATTGGCCTAGTCATTTAGCTGCGCCTCAAGTTCCTCGATCCGTCGCCGCATACGTTTTCCGTGCGCCGCTAAATGCTTTGTCACTTCCCATAAACCAATTATGTGCAGGGAAGCCTCGCGCGGCCAATAGTTAAGCCCATGCCCTTCCCCATATAAGCTATCGACGCCGTCCGCGACTTCCAAGCTGTCATCAAACAGCCTTACGCGCCCATACCAATACTCGAAATCTTTTGACATCACCCTATCTCCGTTCCACTGATCCATTCACCCACGACGACGCACTGCACGTCGCGCCCCGCACGTTTATCCGGCCACTCCTCCACGCTGAGCACGTTTGTCTCGACCCACTTGGCGAGTATCGCCTTTGCCCGCGCCTTTTCGTTTTTCTTGGCCACGTCAAGATCAAGCTGCACCGCCACCGCGTTGCCCGCCCAGTGCTTGGCGCGTGCATCCAACCGATACGGCTCCTCCCGTGACGCCGCCGCCCCGATCAGGCGCTGCACCTCCTGCGCGTCACGGGCGCTTACACCGTCGAATAAGTCGGGCATTTTAAACGGAATGCACACACCCACATATTCCCCGTTTGGTAGCTCCACGCCGTGCATACGTCGATACAGAGCCTTCGCGGCCGGAGGCGCCAAGTTGGACTTGCCGTCGTCCACACGGAATATGCCGAGGCTTTCGAGCTCGTTCACGCCCAGCTTCAGTGCGTCTTCTTGGCTGACCTTATTGATGATGCGCGCCGCACGCGCCGCCCCGATCAGCGAACCTGCGCCGCGGACGCTGTCGATTGTCGCGTCCTCGCCGTTTGACTTGCGTATGTGATGCGTTAGCACCACCGCCGCGTCGGTCTGGTCCGCGATCCACCGCGCCTGCGCCACGGCCGCGTTCATGGCGACGTTATCGTTTTCGTTGATGTCGTTGAACCCGACCCACGGGTCCAACATCACCAAGCCGATTTTGTTTTGCTTGATCCGCTCAATCATTTTCTCGGCAAGCTGGTCATTTGTCACGATGCCGTCGCGCGTTTGCTTGGCAAACTGTATCATCAGGTCGCGGCCCGCGTCTAGGAACAGGCGCCCGCGCAGTTCCTCTGGCTTGATGTTGTAGTGGATCATGATTGCCGCGAACCGTCGCTGCATTTCCTCGTAGGGATCTTCCCCGTTGATCACCCACACGTTGACCTGTTCATGCACCGGCTCCTCTAGCAGCGGACGGCAGAGGCATATGCTCGTCGCCTCCACGTTCTGCATGGACGTCTTTCCGGCGCCGCCCTGCGATGCCACGACGCTGACGTATCCGCGGATGTAGTGCGCGCCGTAGATCCAGCGCCGACGTGGGATGCTTGCCGGATCAACTGGCTCGTATGGCGTCGGCCAATTCATCTCCGCCTCCGCCGCCTCTTGCTGCGCTTGCTCGACCGGCTTGGCCAAGGATAGCGCCTCCCGCAGCTTCTCTTCACCGGCTTCGCGTAGGTAGTCGTTTGCGTCGGCGACGTTCTCCACGCCGAGCTCGTTGAAGCGCACGACGTAAACCGACGTGCTCCCGTCGCCGCGTATGACGTCGGCCACCTTGTCCACGTCGAGGTCAGGGTCCGCGCAGATCGTCACGTCGGACGCCCGTGGCGCGTTGTACGTGGCCATGCCGGCCTTGCCGAAGGTGCACACGATTGTCGCCTCCGCGTGCCCCTGCACCGCCTGCTTTACGCTGAGCGCATCCTCTGGCCCCTCGACCAAGATGATGGCGCCCCCGTCGTGCTCGTCGCCGATCCTCATTGAGTTGCCGGCGATCACGCCGCGTGAGTATTTCGTGATGCCTCTGTGCTCGCGCTTGTTTCCCTCCGCCGTGATGAGCACTGCCTGTATGCCCTGCACCTCTCCGGCTTCATCCAGCGCGGGAAAGAGTATCGCTGGCCCGTCGTATACGTTTGGGCTGAACCTTGCGGCGCCCACCGCGGCAGACGCGCGCAAGCCGCGATTGTTTAGGTAAAGTAATGCAGGACGCACTGCGTCCTTACTTTCTCTAGAAATCGGGACACCTCCCTCCCACGCCTTGCGCGCCTTGTCGATCTTGTCCTTGCGCGTTTCCTCGTCGCGTGTGAGCATTTCCTTGCTGGCCAGCTTGCCTATGAGACGGTCAAACTCGCTGGCCGTGAATGGCTTTGCGTCGCTGTCTTCGAGCACCTTGGGGTTTTCCCCGCCGCGCTTGAAGCCGCTGCCGATTGTGGCTTTGATTTCGATGTCGTGCAGCCCGACCTGCTTTGCCGCTGCGTGCAGATCTATGATGGCCGCGTCTATGTTTGACGGCGCCAAGTGCGCGTGGCGCCCCAGCGTGTACGCCGCCTTGTTGAGCATTTCGTTGCGCCCGCCTTTTATGGTTGTGAGCATTTCGCTGACGGTGCTTTCACGCACTTTGCTGAAGTATGCCTCGCTCATTCTTCTCTCTCCGTTGGCTGTTTATACGGCGCCGGACGCCTGCTACGAGCACATGTCCGGCGCCGCCCTGCCTTACCTAAAAGCCAAAGTTATCGTCGCTGGACGCTGGCGCCGCGGGCGCTGGTGCTGGTGCAGGCGCTGCGACGGGCTCGCCCGTAGGCTTATTGATCCAAGTGCGGATGTTAAAGCCGACGTCGTAAGACGTGCCCTTGCCGACGACGACAGGCGTAGAGCTTGTGATCTGCACCACTGGCACCATGCCCTGCGTAAACTCTGGCGCCTGTTCCGCCTTGTTGTACAGCTTGGCGATAAACTGACCCAAGCCAAAGCTGTTGCCACTCATGGACGCCTCGCGCCCGTCACTGAGCCAGCATTTCACCTCGAAACCATTCTTGTGGCTATCGCTTGGCTTGGCAATTTGCTGGCTTGGGCTTGGCCACGGCACCCAATCCCGCACGCCGACGTCGATATGCAGCCACCCGAACACGACCTCCTTAATGTCGATGGCGAAGCCGCGGTCCATGTCGATGGCGACGTCAACGCCGTCGTCCTTATAGTACCAGCGGTTTTGTGGTAAGTTTGAGCGAATGAAAAGCTCGCCGCCCGTGTTGTCACTTCCGAAAGATATTGGCATGTTTGTCTCCTTGACTAAGTTGCCGAAAATTTGAACGCATAGGGCGGGATTTGCAGCGTCTGTAGTTCGCCGTAGTCATAGCCCCACACGCCCGTGTGTTGCGCCGTGGCATACGCCGCCAGCGCGTACTCGACCGCATGATGCCCTTCCTCAAGGGACAAGAGGTCCAGTTCGTATACGCCCACTTTGTAGGGCGCTTTCTTTTGCACCGCGATGAAGATGAAGCGGTCTATTTCATGGCCGTCAAAGGCCATGCATCTGCGGTAAAATTGATCCTGTATGTGATAGCCAAAGTTCGCCGCCTGCTTCGCAAAGCCCGCCGGTGAGCTATCGATGGTCGTCTTGACGTCGATCAGCGCCGCGATGTCCTTGCGCCATGCGTCTGGCCGGCAGCGCATGTTGACGTTGGTGTTCGCGTCGATTGCAAACACGCTGGCTTCGCAGACCAAGTCGCCGCTGAGCAACGCCGCCGCCGCGGCATTTGCGCGCACGGCGTCCGCCATATTCTTGGCCAAGGCGTAATCGCTTTCGGTCAACAGTATTGCGCCCGCCGCGTCCGCTTCGTCCTTGGCGTCGGTCCACGCCTTACCCCTGCGCGTTTCTGGTCCGCACCAAACGGTGTTGCTGCGGTGCGGCTCCAAGATCAGAGTGTGCGTGGCGCTGCCTACGTCTAAGGCTGGGCTTGGCTGGTACTCGCCGTACTTGAAGTCGGCCAAACTTTCCATGGCGATCTTCTTGGCGCCTGACGCGCTCAGCGATGGGTCGAGGTGATACTCCTCGTTTGACATGTCATAGACGACCGTCATTGCGTTCCTCCTCCGTATAGCGCGATAAGCAGAGCCTCCGCGCGGTGTTCATCTTTCTTGCGCTTCAGCCTTTCCGCTTGCTTTGGAAACCACTGCACCGCCAGACGTCTTGCCGCGTCCTTATCCTTGGGTAAGTTCATAGACCGCTTCCACGTTGACGGTGTCACAATCGTGTAGGGTATACTCGACAGTGCCACGGCTGCGACGATCTGTCCATATGCAAAGCCCAGCTTAAAGGTGCTTGACACGCCCTGCTTGGGCATCGCTTGCTGCTTTTCGATGTAGACGTGATCGACGGTGCCTGCGCTGTTAAGGATTGCGGCAAGCTCATGCACGTCAACGCCGCCCTCGTCAAACGTGGGCAGGTCGTGCACTTCGGACCAGTCGCCTTTCATCAGCGCCACGCCGCCTGTGCGGTATCCGCAATCAATACCGACGATCATCGAAGCTGTACCCCGCGTCTGAGAGTAAATCTTTGAGAGCCAATTCGACCAGTAATGACATACTCATGCGGCTTGTCTCGCTGTACTTCTGAAGCGCCTCGTATACGTCCTCGCGTATGCGTGGACCAATCTGCTTTAAATCTTGCATGGTAGATCTCCTTTAGCACCGTGTTAACGTAGTGTTGGCGGATAAGCAAGGGGCGCCGTAGCGCCCCGTGTTGATTATACTTTGCCGATTGCTTCGATGGCTGCCTTGGCGCTGTTGTAGCGGATCCACTGGTCGCCGAAGCCAAGCGGAAAGCGAAGATACCACTCTTTAGAGCCACCGCCGCTCTCTCTGCCGCCGACAAGTTCAAAGTTGTACCAGCCGTTTCCGACGGTTCCAGTCCAATGACCATTACCTTTTTTGCTAATCTCATCAATTCTACCGCAAAGTGCGATGCGGTTGTTGACGTAGGTGATTGGGCCTTTTTGAGTAATCGTTGTCATTTTTCTCTCCTTTGTTCCTTCCCCATCTTGTTAACAAATAGTTAACACATATGCAAGCCCCTTCGAGCACTTTTTTTGAAAAAGTTTTTATGGTAAAAAGGATAAAAGAGAGGCGCATATGATTGACATGATAGAACCTGTTTTACGTTGGCTAATTGCGCCTCTCGTAGCGTTTGTCTGGTATTTATTTAACCGCACCAACAAGAACACGACCGACGTTGCCGTGTTGAACGCCAAGCTCGAAGCGCAGAGCCGTAATTTCGACGAAATGCGCGACACGATCAAAGCAATATTTAAAAAGCTCGACAGCATAGAGCACTCACTGCGTAAGTAGATATGATTGACCCATTCACCGCTTTAGCCGGCATAAAAGCAGCCGTATCCGCGGGTAAGGAGCTCGTTTCTGTGACTAAGCAGATCGGCGAGTTTTTCGATGGCGTCGATGACCTGCGCAACAAGCACACAAAGAAAAAGAACAGCGTCTTTAGCACTGGCGACGAAAATGCGATGGAGACGTTTGTACAACTTCAGCGTGCAAAAGACGCCGAGGAAGAGCTACGTCAAATTGTAATCGCCACCCGTGGATTTTCCGCTTGGGGCGAGCTCCAAGAGATCCGCGCGCGCGTCCGGCGTGAGCGCAAGGAGCGCGAAGCAGCGGAGAAGCTGAAGCGTCAACAGCGGCTGGAGGCTATCGTGATCTTCGGTGGATCTATTGCAGTGGTTGGATTGTTGACGGGCATCATTGTGGTCGTCATTATGGGTTTGCAGGGAAAGATATGATGCTTGATCCAGTTGGCAATCTCCCCTTCGCCATAACGCCTGAGAGAGCGCGCGAGAGCATAGAGAACCATCAGGCGCAGCAACGTGTGCAGGTAGAGCATTTACGCGCCCACAAGCTCGCCAAGGCGCTGGAGCGCGCACAACTTGATTTAATGTTGTCATATGATAGGTTTGGAGCGCACAATACTGGGCTGCAACCGCAGGGTCAGATTGTGGATATGGAGGTATGATATGGTACAAATTACTGCGAGCTACATTGATAGCCTTCGCATTCTACCCCGCGCAATGATGTTAGCGGTGACTGTGCTCACCTATCAGGCGGTGCACTGGTTTATGGCTTTGCCCGATCCATCCGTAGCACAATCAGGGCTTGTATCAGTTTGCATGGGCGCACTTACAGGTTGCTTCGGCATTTGGATGGGCAAAGAAAGCAAAACAACGGTTACATCCGATAAGGTTGTGCACGAAGAAAAATATGATAAGCGTTGAGGTCGAGCTATGATTACACTTATTGGAAGCCTTATAGGCTTTGGCACATCATTTTTGCCAGAAATTTTGAACTATTTCAAAGCGGGTCAAGAGCACAAACACAATCTTGAGCGCATGAAACTTGAAATGGATATGATGGCAAAACGTAACGAGTTGCAGCTTAATATCTTAGACAAGCAGGCAGACATAAAAGAAACGGAAGGCTTGTACAAACATGACAGTATGGACGCTGGGTGGTTTATTAACGGACTTAGAGGTTCTGTCCGTCCTGTCATCACTTACGTGTTTTTTGGCCTTTTCGTGGCCATCAAGGTGACGGCTTTGATTGCTCTGATGAATAATGGAAATGACTTGGGGCGCTCCCTTTCGTTGATATGGGATGACGCTAGCTCTGGCCTCTTTGCTTGCATAGTGTCGTTCTGGTTTGGGGGTCGTAGCGTATCAAAATATATGAAAGGTAAGTTGTAAAATGGGTTTTAAGTTTGGCAAACGCTCGCTGGAGCGGCTGGAGGGCGTGCACGAGGATCTTGTGCGCGTTATGAAGACTGCGATTGACTGGAGCGACGACGTTGACTGGTGCATCATCGAAGGCATGCGTACCGTCGAGCGCCAGAAGGAGCTCCTCGCCAAAGGCGCCTCGACCACCATGCGCTCGCGGCACCTGACCGGACACGCCATAGACATGGCGCCATACGTTGACGGGGCGATACGCTGGGACTGGCCGCTGTATCATAAGATCGCGCCAATCATTAAGGAAGCCGCTGACCATGAGAAAGTCAAAATTGAGTGGGGCGGCGACTGGCGGAAATTTCCAGACGGCCCGCATTGGCAGCTTCCGTGGAAAGATTATCCGTAGTGCTCGTTCCAGTGAAGGATGCGGTGACAGTTTGCGCATAGGCAGACGCACTTTGTCTCCGCCTCCTTGACCGCCGTATTGTACTGCCCGCCCTGCACAAGTTGATAGACGGCACGGTTTTCTGGGTCATCTTTGTTTATGTGATGAAAGTCCAGCGCAGCGGGGTGGCTGAAGCCGCAGTCGTTGCACGCCTGTTGAGCTTTCCACTCAATCCACTCTTTCTTTTGTCTCTTTCTGCGCTGCCTGTTCTTGGCGATAACTTTTTCTTTGTTTCTTTGATACCACTTTGATCCGTACGCTTTGGCGTACGCAACGCGCTTTTGTTTATCTTTGTATGGCAAAAAACTTCCCACTTTGGCTGCGGGAAGTTTATCACTTTTTACAGATACTTAAAACCAAGTTTTAATTTTATTATGCAGGGGCTTGGTTCTGCGCGGTCTGTTCTTACAATTGTTATTACGCTCGTATTGCTTGGCTTTCTTCATAAGCTCGTAGCGACGGTGTCCACCTGACCGCTTGTAAAAGTCGGTCGCTCTTTCCCTGCACCGTTCAGCGTCCTCAAGCATGAGCAAGCGTAGCTCGTCCTCTGTCATATCTTCACGCCGTCTTGTCTCAGCGTGTTGACGAACTTCTTGAGTTCCTCACGGGCGTGCCAGAGATCCTGTTGCACGTTTGGGTGCTTGTCGAGCCGGAAGCTCTCGTCTTGTAGCCGATCCACCATTCGAGATAGAAACTCCAGATGGGCCTTGTCTGCGGGTGTTATTTCCATTGCATTCCCTTTCCGCGTAAATACGCATGTAACATTCGGCACACATTGTATCATAGTCAGATTTTATTAGAGCATCCCTATCGCAGTACACACATTTCTCAGTCATTGTTCTTCGTCCTTATTTCCTCGGAAAGTTATATCTTTTATTAAAGCAAAATCCGTTCCTTTCCTTCTTGACACTATCGCACTGTCAGAATGTACAACTTTAACATTCTTGAAGTTTCCAATTATATCTTTAATAATTTCCGTTTCTTGTTTAAATTTTTCGCCGATTTGCCCAATCAAAATTACATCTTTTGGGACTTCTATATCAATAAGCATAACTGCCCTTAATTTAGTCATGGTCTTGCCCTCGGTCTAATTGCGGATGAAACAACATCAGTCTCCACGCAGGTCATAAAGATGTCATTGCCGTAGAGCTTGACGATATGGTCATAGATCGGATCAGCTAGACCTTGATCCATTACTTGCTGGCAATGGCTCTCTGAAGCGTAGACGATGGATGCGAGCGGCGCTGCATTGAATGACGCCATTTCGTAGTCGATCATCAGAACGGTAAAGAACTCAATCATTGAAACCCCCAATCAATCTTTACATGGATATGAACGTCAATGCGCTCTGGAATGCTTGAGTTCCTTTTGATTAGGATATTTTCTTTTCCCATTTCAGCAAAGAAACTTTCGTATGGGACATCAAAGTACTTAGCAAATTCTTTTACTTTTGCGGCAGGGGGGTTTTTGACAACCCCTCTTTCATATTTGGAATAGCTTGCCTGATCTAACCCCAAATCCTGACACAGTGCTATTTGCGTGATGCCCCTTTCTTCCCGAACTTTTCGTAAGATTTTGCCGTTGAATTTTTCGGTCATCATAGCCACCACCCCGCGCTGATACCTGTTACGAAAATCATTGCCATAAGTATGACGATGGTGAAGATGATCCAGTCTTGCTTGTCGATATTCATTTGCCCTCCTCCCAAGGTGCGCGGTCCAGTGTGACCTTCATGTTTTGCTGATGTTTTTTCGCGCTGCCCAACGCGACCTTCGTGTTGAAGTCAACGCGCCGCGCTGCGGCTGAACGCTCGTAAATTTTTACTGAGCTACGCTTGGCGGGATACGGCCGGCCATACAGCAAAGTGTCCAATTCTTCGAGGGTGTCGGCGTTGACCGACAGCCTCTCGTTTGTGCCAGATTGAATAAATTCTGCGCAGAAGCGTTTCATTATGCTGGCTCCCATGTTTTAATTTCTTCAAGCCATGTCATTGCTTCATTGTAAGCAACAAGCTGATAATCAGCGGCAAGAAAACTTGTTGTAAGGTCATTTTCCTTGCAGACATCGTAGTACCCCTGCATTTTGTTACAAATTTTGTCGAAAGATATTAATGCTTCTTTCTCGTTGCCAAAAGTGCGAACTGAGTAACAATTACCTTTTTGGTTAAAGGCTCTGATTTCGTATGTGTTTGACATTTTTCTCTCCATTCCTGATACCCCCTGTTAACATGTGGTGAACAGGCGGTCAACAAAAAAATGGCCCCGCTCGAAAGCAGGGCCAGTTCAACAGGGAGGAGAAGTAAAAGAACAACCTTCTACACCAATAGCTTTACACATACTTCACAAGAAGCACAATAATGTTTAAAACAAGTTAACGTAATATTTTAAGGAGGATACGATGGGTGAAGACCAGTACAGAGAGCTCATTGACAAGCTGAAGCGCCCGCATCGCGTGATGAACCAGAACGCGCTTCACCGCGCGTGCGAGGAAGCCGCCATACTCATAGAGCAAATGGAGATGCGGATTAAGGAGTTGCAGACGTCGCCTAGTAAGAAGGCATCCCCAAAGCGCGCATGAGTTGCTGCGTGGGGCTCAGCCTTTCGTCTTGCTGGGCCTGAGTTATACCTAAGCTCATTGCGCCCCTTTGGACCGCCTCTGCGGCGCTTTGACTGCCTAATTGCGCGCGCTCTATGGCCGGCGCCAAAGACTGCAAGCGCGACGCCTGTAGCAGCAATTGCTCCGGCGTCAGACGTTGCGTCAAGACAGGCGCCATCTCCTCTGTCAGCCGCTCTATGCGCTGCGACTGGCGCGTGCCGCCAACCAGCGCCTCTGTCGCCTTTCTAGCCCCGACCGTAAGAGGGCCTTGCTCTCCGACTTCTTCCGCCAAAGACTTGCCGGTGATTTCTTTGAGACGCTCCATTACGACTTGACGATTAAACGTCGCTGAGTTTCTCGACGCCAGCGCCCGCATCATCATGGCTTCAGACGTGTCGCGGATCTGCTTGCCGATTATATCTGCGTCGTCGTCGCCAAGGACCATACGCAGCTTCGTCGCCACGGCGCGCGTGTTCATTGCCTTTAAAGTTGCCAGAGCCTCAATTATTTCTTGCTCGCTTGACGCCGTCACCGGCTTTTTAGCGTTTGCCGCAATCTCGTCTATACGATTGCGTAGAGCTTGGCGAAGCTGCCCCGCGGCTACGTCATCCATTTGCTGGACGGAAAGCATAACATCTTCGCGTGTGATCCTTGGGTTGAGTATGTCATTGCCAAGGTCCGCGGCGTTTCTCATGTCTATGGCATCTTTGCCAGCGGCGCGCGCGTCTGCATACGATGGGCTCACGTCATCCAGCGATTTTCGCAAGTCAAATGCGAATTTACGCAGCGACATATACTCGTCCATATCACCGGCGCGCTTAGCTGCATCACTTAAACCAAAAAGCCTCTTTGACAGAACGTCTACCATTTCGACTGTAGGCACGCGAAATACTGTATACGATCCATCTGCGTTTGAGGTTACGCTTAGATCCGCTCTTTGTGAGGCTGGTATATCTGCAAGCACCTCATTTAACTCGGCCTCTTTCACGCGCTGTCCGCCCAAGAAGTCAGTGGGGATGCCTTCCCTTCTTAACGCTCTTTTAGCTTGTGAGAGCTCTTCTGGCGTCGCTCTGTTTACAAGCTCAATAACTCTGGCGCCTTGTTCTGTATCTGGGTCAATCTTGGCGCTGTACGCCTCACCATATATCTCTCTGCGTTGTTTACTGGTACTCTCCATGATGCCAGATTTTTGCGTTTTAATGCCGTCAGTCACCTCGCCAAGCACGGTGTCGAGGGTTTTGTTTAAGTCGTTAGACGCTGCAACGGCTGTCTCGTTTAAGTTGTCTATTGCTATTTTGGCGCCTTTGCCGCTGCTTTGTGAAATTGTGTCAAGTAGGCTTGCGGTATTCGGACCCACCGCAACCAAGCTGCCGTATGGGCCAGAGTTTTCTACGGACTGCACGGCGTCCGCCGCGTCCTTGGCTAAGGTATCCGCCACCACTGATGCCGCTTCCCTTTTGAAGCCAAGGCTTTCGATAATGTCCTTGACTGGGCGCTCTAAGTATTTCTTGTACCCGTAGCCTACGGCGCCCGCAATCGGCGCACCCGCGGCGCCAAAGAGCCCGCCGCCAATGGCGCCGGATGTTGCCTGCCTCTGCGCCTCATCGACGCCGCCTTCACCGTATCCGGCAATTAGCCCCTCCAAGCCGCCAAGCGTGGTTCCATAAAGGCCACCTTCAGCTATTTTACCTATCATACTGTCGGCGCGCAGCGTCGGCGCAAAAGGAGCCGCCGTTGCCACGCCGGCGCCGAGGCGGGAGAGGCCAGAGGTGATGGGCGCCTCTTGCTCTCTGCGCTCTATGGCTTGGCCAATTAATCCCGTGGCTGCTTCTGGCGAGATGCCTTCGCCGCCCTCAAATAAATACGGAATGCCGGTTTTACTTATTGTGGAGGCCATTTGGCCAGCTACCGGTTCAATATATCCACGTAAAAACGGTATGCCTTTTGCGGCGGACAATACGCGCGTCGGAAGCTCCCCAATCAACTCTTGAGCGGTTTCTCCTTTTACGACTGAGCCAACGTCTCCGACTGAGCCAACGTCTCCCTTGGCGGCTCTGATTTGCGCTATCCTTGCTGGGTCTGTCGTCGAAAAGCCTTCGTCGAAATATGTTTCCGACCCGTCTGGCATCTTAACGATCATGCCGCCGCCAGCAAATCGCTCGACAACTTCCGTTCCGGCGGGCGCCGGCTTAGTGTATCCCTGCAATTTGATTTTATTGGCAAAGCTGGAAAAGTCGTCGAAATTATCCGTGTAGTGCTTATTATATAAGTATTCGGCTAATGTCTGGTCGTCCATCTCGCTTAACTCAGGGTTTTTAGATCTGAAACGCTTTAAAAAGTCTGACATCTTTCACACCTTACTGTAAAATGCCTAAAGGATCTTGTTCAGCCTCTGGCTCTGGATCGCCCTCCAGCCAAGCAGGCCGCCCGCCCAATGCTTGGTCGAGTTTGGTTTTATCGCCTATATTTAGATAAGCACTTCTAATTGCTTTTTGGTATCTGCGTTTGATTTTATTCAAGTCTTGTAAGACTTTGTCTTTGCTTTGGTTAAGATTTAACTTTTGAATGTCACTCTCAAGTAGTTCGAGCTCTTTCTCGGAGACAGATCCTAAAGTTGCCCCGCTGGCTTTTAAGTTCATAAGTGCGTCGAGAGCCATATTTGATCTTAGTGTTTGAACGTCAATTCGTAACTGCCCCGCTTTAGTAAACGGCACTTGCCCGAATATCATACCCCAAACCCCTGTCGTGCCTTCTTCCTCTTTGACCGTTCTTAGTAAATCTTCTATTGTCTCAAGCGTTTCGCCTGCGCCAGTCGCAGCGGCCGTCTGCGCTTTTTGCGTTGTCTCTATTCTGTCGGCCTCTTTAACCAGCATATCTATCATTGGCGTCAGTGTAACGGTTGGGTTCATTGCTTGAAACTGCGCGAGTTGCTGCGCCCTTGCGCGCATTTGCTCTGGAGACATTTGCGAAAGATCCATGCCGCCGGTCATGCCTCCGCCCATTGCATCTCCGCCGCCAAACATTTGCTGCATCATCTGTTGCCGCGCCTGCGCCGCCTGCGCTTTACGCGCCTGATCGGAGCGCGTGGTGAAGTCTGACAGTAAATTCTGTACGCTGTTGCCCTCAAGACCCTGCAACGCCATCCCAGCGTCCTTGATAGCTGCGAATGAAAGCATTCTGCGCTGCGTCTTGGAAAGGTTTGCATATGGGTCATTGGGATCTGGCACCGCCGCTTGCGGTGCAACTTTTGCCGCTTCCTCTTGGCGTATTCTCTGCAAGAGCGCCGGAGTTACTGGAGTTCCCTCTCTCATGTACTCAGGCACAATGTCTATGGGTGCGTTGACAGGTGCGTTACTTTGAGGAACCACAGTCGCTTGACTAGGGTCCATACTTTTAGGTTGCACGGGGGCGTTTGCAGGCATCTGTAATATTTTCATCTCTTCTGGCGTTGCCTCAAACCCAGCGTAATTTTCCACAGTGAAGTCTGGATATATTCCTTGCTGGGAGTAGTAATCGACTATGCGCTGCGCGTCTTCGTCTGTTAAGATGTAACTTTGTTCCATAATTATAACCCGCTAAATCCGCCTAATCCTGTTGGCCCGCCAAATGCAAGAGAGCCAAATGCGCTCAACCCTCTGCCAAGCCCAGACATCATAGTACCCAAGCCACCCGTCGTCTGGGTCGTTGTGCCAATACCCGCTGGGAAGCCCGCATTGGCGCCAGAGAGCACGCCAAACTGTGTCAAAGGATAGGCGCGTGCCAAGCCGAACTCTCTATACAGAGCATCCAAGTCAGCCTGCCCCAAGCTCCGCGCCGCCTCGCCGGCAGTCATTTGAGCGCCAAGGATGCCAAGTTGATTACTGAGGCCCGTTTGCCCCGTGCCAGCCAGCAAGCCCGCCGCCTGCATGCGCTGGGCGTCTTCCGCCGCCTTTCTGGCCACGGCGCTCTGGTAGCCTTGCGTCTGTAACTGCCCCAAAGTTTCCGCCATGCCAATATCATATGTGTCGAGCTCGGAGCCGGCACGCACTCCAAATGCAGTGTTGCCAAATCCTTTACCGCGGCGCTGCGCGAGATCCACCATCCGCTCTTCACGCTGCCGCTCCATGCGCGCCATAGTTGGGTCAATGATGTTTTGTGTATACTGTTGTGTATACGCATTAAGATCTGCGGCGCGTTGCTCTGGCGTCTCAGTGGCAAATCTGCGGTATATGTCCGCGGCTTCAGTTAACTCGCTGGGTAATGTAAGAGCGCCGTAGCCGCCGTATGCAGTTTCTTGCAGTGGGTCAAACGGCTGGACAAACTCGCCCGTGTATTGCTCGAAAGGAGTTTCCGCTATGTTTTTTGCAAAGGGGATGAGCGTTTCTGTAATGAACTCCTTCTGGATCGGGTCCATTTCTTGTTTTGTTGTAGTCTTACTACCCATCTCTAAACCTCCGCCTCGAAGTGTCTATACATTTCTTTAAAGCCCGCTTTCTTGGCGATCCTCGAAAAGCCAATACGCCCGTCCGCTTCAATCGCGTCGAGCTTTCCGGCTTTTGCAAATTCTTTCAAGATACGCACCGCGTCCTCAATCCATAATTTCATATCCACGCCGCCTACATATTCTAGCAGTAAGGTGTTTCTTTGAGGGTGCTTCACGACGCTCGTTATGAACGCGGCAACCAGCGTGTCCTCCATGTGGACAGTCCAAAGTAAGGACAGCCCACTCATAATATCTCCAACGACATCCTCTTTACTGGCGTTGCGCTCGTTCACCCCAATCGCGGGGAGTAGTAATGGCAGTGCCTTTACCAGTACCCTCTCAGGTTCGTCAACAACGGGCAGCACGGTGATCCGTGGCTTTGCTCGCAATTGTACAACATTATCAATCATCCGTGAACCCTAGTAATCGAAAGCGTAGAGGCAGGTAATGCCGGCACGGGCGACGACGCCGCCGTGTAGTTAAGGAAGCCGTCTGTGCTATCCATCATGTAGTTTACTTCGAGATATTGGCCGGCCGTTACTGTGAAGATCTGAGCGCGTGAAACAACAAGCGTCGCGTTGTTCTGATGCAGCGCCGTAGTCATTGCGCTGTTAGCGACGTCTGTTCCATCAATGCTTGGCCAGAAATAGAAGTGCACGGTGCTCGCAGACGTCGAAGAAATCTGCGCCGAAAAAGAAATCAGATATTCGCCGGCTTCCTCAAAAACTATCCTTGACGCCGGCGTCCCTTGTGTTATTCCAACATTGCCGGTGGGGGCATCGTAAGTCAGCTTATATGCTGTGTTTGCAGCTACCGGCACGACATCAGACGTTTTGATAAAGTTTGCGTGTCCGTCTTCTAAGACGATTTGCACAAACTCATTGTTTTTTGACACAACGGGATACCCGTTCACATCGTCCCACAAGATCACGCCGTTTTCCGACGGGTTATCGTCCGCCGTTTTAAAAGACAGCTTGGCTAAGTTTCTTTGCAGGTACAAAGAAATCTGTCTGCCCCATTGGCGTAAGTCAGGGCCAATTGGAGGTAGGGCGGGTATAGGCATTATCGTTTACCTGCGGGGAACGCATCGACACGCATGTTACCTACGCGCCAATCTTTACCCGCGGTGCCGTCTACACGCATGCGGAATTGACGACCAGCAAAACGCACGCCGGTTGGGTTAACTGGTGTATACGGGCCATGCGTTGTTTCGGTGTCGTTTGGATAAAACCTCGTCTTGAATTTTAGACTGACTTCGCCCTGAGTTTTTTCGTCCGGTATAAGCTGCATGACGTTCATTGTCTGGTCGCCGTTGCCCAAGGAGATTGGGCCAGTCTCAGCAAAAACGTCTGCGCCGTCATAACTGAGGCTGCTTTCATGCTCGTATACAGTTTTATTCGTTGCTATTAAGAGCGGGTGTTTAAAAACGCCGCGGGGAACGCCAGCCGTTCTGGACAGGTTTCCAGTTATCCAATAATTATCGTTATAGTTGTATGCCACATAACGATCTACTTCTTGGCTATTTGAAGACGGATAGAACCACCAAATCTCTCCATACTCAACATTTGACCATGCCCATATCTGGCTTTGCTGACTTCTTTCAAAGTCATCAAACACGTAGTCGTGCACGGCGCACGGCAGTTGCTGCACGGTGTTTCCTTGGAATGTAAAGAACCCTCTCTGACCCATCCAAAAGGCACCCATATCAACATCGACTGCGGCTTTGCGCGATATGGCGCCGCATGCGGTGCCTACCCTTTCAAATCCAAAGATAAACGGGCTGCCAACAAAGCGAGCGACGTGGGCGTCTATGTCTGTAATGATTAACGTCTGGCCGCGCGTCCGTAAGCCCTGCATTATCATTCCGCTTGTCTGAAGCTCCTGACTGCCCGCTTGGTTTGTGGTGGCCGCGGTCCACGTCGTATTGTCCTCTTGGTCACACCAGTATACTTTGCGCGGGTTTGCGTAGCTTTCCGCCGGAAACCTGCCGCCAAGAGCAAATAAAAAACGCTCTTCCGTTACAACTAGGCCAAGGCAATCTATCGGCGCATTGCTGATTGCTGCCGCCTCAGCACTGGCACCAAGCTGCCACTCAAGAAGCCGTCCATCTCCATTGCCGGCCACCTTGGCGCTGCACGCGACTAAGTATTCCCCAAAGTTGTCTAGCGACCACACTGCCGCTTCTGAGTAGTTTCCGTAGTCTTCACGCTCATTTCCATAATCTTCTGCGCCATAATCGCCGTATCCGTAGCCGGTAATTATGGAAGCCCTTTCCAAGCCTGAGTTTAAGTCGGAAGGCGTAATATCGTAGAGCGTGTTGCTGCCAACCATTGCCACAAGCTCGTTGTACGATCCTCCAGCAAGATATACAGATCCGTCTAAACTTTCCCACGCATGCATTCCGCGAATGGTGTTTGTACTAAATGACGTTTTGCGCTCGCTCCATCCCTTTACGGGGCGCAAGCTGCCATCACGCCAACGCACCAAGCTGCCATCGCGCCAGCGGTTTGACTGTTCAAGGTCTGTGCCGTTGCGGTAAAACCCCGCGGGGATGTCCAAAGCTAAAAGTGTCATGAGTTTAACTCGTAATAAGTTACAAAGATTGCGCCTTGCGAGCCATTTCCCGTAGAACCTGCACCATTTTCACTAGAAGAACCGCCAGACCCAGCGCCATAATTAGTGCCCCCGTCAGACGCCCCCGCCGAAGCATCAGTATCTTGCACCCCCGAACCCCCTTGAAAAGTTGCAGTGACATCCGAACCCCACTCGCTTGGCTTTGTTGGTGCCCCCGTTGTGCCTGTTGATGCTTGACCATATGTACTTATCGAAGTGCCGTTTACACCACCGGAACCTAAATTTGGAGAACCCCCGCCAGAAACCGCCGCTTCATCGTCGCTTATATTAAAACCGCCGCCATACCCGCCCGTATAATTACTTTCGCCGCCCGAACCTGTCCCGCCAAAAGATGCGGCACAATATCCAAAACCCGCCGTTAAAGGGCTACTTGCTGCTTCCCCCGCTGACGTGCCTAATTGACTAGCGAAGCCCCTACTTCCACCCGTTGCAGAAATGGTTGCGCCAGTTCCATTTGGGTTGAATGTAGTCGTCCCGCCGTTGCGCCCTGTAATTTTAAAGTCAGAGCTATTTGGGTAGGATATTCCCGCTCCACCACTTCCAATTGAGATAGAGGCCGATGTAATTCCATCATCTTGTGCACTATATCTGCGAAAAGCTACGCCCCCAGCGGCACCGCCAGATGATACTTTTTCGCGCCCACTGCTTGTAGAGCATCCCCCACCAGAGCCGCCGCCACCCAGAACATACACATTATATTGAACACAGCCTGACTGCGCTGGCGTCCATGAAGTGCCAGAAGCAACGACTTG